AGATACTATTAACAACCTACACGCTTCAGAATGTGCTTTCTACGACAAAGCAGACGACCTAATGACTGGTCTTTTGCAATCAGTTCCTAAAGATGGACGTGTGTTTTTAGAAACAACTGCTAACGGTAAAGGTAACTTCTTTCATCGCGAATGGGAAAAATCAGTCAATAACGCCTCATCTTTTACCCCTCACTTCTTCTCTTGGAAGGAGGATAGTGACTATAGGTTGGCTAATGTTGATAATTGGAAGCCAAGTGCTGAAGAACGTCAATATATGCTTGATTATGGCCTAGATATTGAACAAATGGTCTGGAGAAAGAAAAAAATGCGTGAATTTGCTAATGAAGATGCTTTTAACCAAGAATATCCAATTACTCCAGAAGTTGCATTTATTTCTTCAGGAAGCCCTACTTTTGACCAGCATGCCTTAAATTGGTACGAAAAAAACGCCACAGAACCTAAAAAATGCGGTAATTTAGTGGGTACAAAGACACATTTGACCTTAGAAGAAACAAATAAAGGCTTCCTAAAAATATGGGAAATGCCAGATGATAGAGAGACCTATAGTATTGGAGCTGACGTTGCAGAATCTCATGATTTTTCTGTTGCTCAAGTTATTAAAAACAGAACAATGGAACAAGTTGCTGTATGGCATGGACACTTACCAGCTGATGCTTTTGCAAAAGAGTTGGAAAGATTGGGATATTTTTATAACACAGCCTTACTTGGAGTTGAAAGAAACAACCAAGGTGTAGCAACGCTAGCAATCTTGAACCAACTTTATTATCCAATGTTATTTTTTAGAGAAGATGTAACTGATCTCGGTGAAAGTACTGCCTCAAAACTTGGTTGGGAAACTACTTCTAAAACTAGACCTATAATGATTGCAGATTTAGGAATGTTTATTAGAAATAGAGACCTTGTTTTACACGACAAAGACACTATTAAAGAGTTGACAACTTTCTCAAAGAATAAAAAAGGTAGAGATGAAGCTCAATCAGGGTGCTTTGATGACCGCGTAATGTCATTAGCAGTTTGTTGCCAAATGTATAGACGTAACGCTGGTAATGTTAAAAAAAATTCAATCACAATCAATAGCTACGACAATACTCGTTTATATGCCAACGATTTTGGTGGAGATGTCGGAGCATTTAGTAATTATTAAATAAAAATGAATATAGAAATTAGTCTTATAATAATAGTTATAGCGTTAATAATTCAGAGCATAATCAAAGACGTTATACATGCAAAACACTTGGAAAGACTCGAGTTAAGGCTTAAAGGCATAGAACCAACAGAGACAGACAATCTACGTGGTGAAGAAGTATCCAATAGTATTTTAAATGAAAGTTATGTAGACTTATCTATGGTCGATGCTGATAAGTTAGCTGCAGCATTGGACAGAAAAGCACACACACGTGTTTAATTAAACAAAAAATATGGCAAATCTAACACCTCAAGAAGAATTAGCAATGAGTACAGGTTTAACTTCTATGATGCCTGGAGAGGCTGAATTACCAGCAGATATGGCTGAAATTCAAGCTGAAATAGATAGTGTAGAAGAAGAAATTAACAAAGAACCTGAAATCGTTAAGGAGGAAGAAACTTCACTCCCTATGGATGCTCAAACACTGGTTAAATTTCAACGTGCATTTGAAATGGATGTACAAAATCGTCAACAATTAGAAGCAGAATGGTTTGTCCGTGATAATTACGTTAAAGGAAATCACTTTGTTAAGTGGAATAACGACACTTCTAGTGTTGAAACTATCCAAGCTCAAGGTAATGTCCGCTTCCCTATTAATAAAATATATTCAACTATTCGTTCAGTTCGCGGTTTCGTCACTAAATTTGACCCTAAATGGGATGTTTACCCAGCAAATAAATCTGATAAAGCAATTGACGAAGCTGGATATAAACAGAAACTTCTTGATTCTCACTGGGAAATGGGTAATCTAAAAGACTTTTCAAAACAAAAAGTTTTTCAAGCTCTTAAATATTCAATCGGAATACTTGAATTAGGCTGGAATCCAAAAGATAGAGAACCAACATTTACTGTGTTAGATCCTTATGATGTTTATTTCGGTGGTGTTAACTCTGCTAATGTTCGCAGAATAACTAAAGCTGTAAAAAGAAATATCTCAGAAGTTGCTGCTGATCCGTTATATGAAAAAAGACAAGGAACTTTATCCCAAGACGGTGAACTGTTTGTATCAAACGCAAAACAAACTCTTGAAGATATGACATACGGTAGACAAAATGTTGACAGAGAACTTGATGGAAACACAATAGTAAAAGAAATGCTTTATGTTGTGGACAAACCTAATAAATTAGGTGGAACTATAAACTTAGTTGCTTTTACTAACTCATCGTTCCTCAGACACGTAGAAACTCCTTATACAAAGATGGAAGATAAATACTTAGTTTATCGTTCTGATGTAAACCCTGGAGAAATGTATGGTGAAGGTTGGGTTAAACACTTGATCCCTGTCCAAAAGATGCTTGATATTCTTGAATCTCAAGAAGCTGAATACCATCACATGTTTGCAAAGGGAAGATATATCGTTTCTCGTAATGCTGGTGTAAAAATAATCAACAATCAAAATGGTGTTATCCTTGAACACAACCCAGGACGTAGACCTGTTATTGAAAATGCTCCATCGATGGCTGCATCTGTAGATAACCAAATCAATCGTCTTAATGTTTACTTAGAAGACCTTGGAGGTCAACATGATGCTTCGTTGGGACGTATCCCGTCAGGAGCAACCGCAGGTATTGCTATTGAAGCGCTACAAGAAGGTGATGCAAACAACTTAAAAGATCTTACTGAAAACTTCCACATTGATTTAGTAAACACTGCAAAGGCAATCTTTAAGATGTATGCAAGAAACTTAAAATCTACTAAAGTTATAGAATCAGATGATAAAGACGGAGATGGTTTGCCAGACTATTTTGCAATAATTGGTGAGACAGCTACTAACATCCCTGACTTTGTTACTTATAAGGGTAAAAAAATTCCAGTCTGTGTACTTAGAGAAAAAGAAAATGTACGGGTAACTATTGGTTCATGGCTTGCTTTCACAAGAGATGCTATGGAACAAAGAATATATAAGCATTACACTGCAGGTCTTATCGATCGTAATACTGCACTAAAGGCTCTTAAATACACTGATACGGATCAGATTATAGATAAGGCTATAAAAGAGCAAATGATCGCTACAATTGCCAAGCAAGGGCCTCAAATGCCACAACCAGAAGCTCCACAAGAAGCTCCAATTAGTGATTTATCTCATGGTGAAGAAACTGCCCCTGCTATGAGTCCTGATGCTGCAGTTCCTATGCCAATGTAATTATGAATGAACTAGATAAAGCAATACAAGATTATCAATCATCTTTCATTGATAATCCTTATGTAACCCAACAAAAAGGGGCTAAAACATACTCTTTTTATGGCCCAGGAGGTCATGAAGGTACTGATTACAGAGCTAGAAAAGGCTCAAATTTATATGGAATGAAAGGGTGGCAAGTAGTTTTTGCTGGTCAAGGTGAGTCTTATTATGGCAATAAAGTCGTTATTAAGAACCCAAAAACAGGTGAAATGCTAGAGTTTGCCCACTTGAATGATGTAAATGTAAAGAAAGGTGACACTATTCCTAATGAAAAATTTATTATAGGCCATACTGGAAATTCAGGAAGAGTACCTAACGGACAAGTTCAACAAGAACACTTACATGTAAACTACTATGATTCTAGTGGTAAACGAGCAGACGTAACTAAAATAGCTAATGGTAAACCAAGTGTTGCTTCTACTGCTCAACCTAATGGTTTTCCAGTTCCTAGCTTTAATGCTTTAGCTAATAAAATAGTTAAACCTGCTTTTGCGTCCGATGGTAATGTTGAACTAAATGGCCAATATGGATTGAATGGTCAAAACAAGCCTTCTAACGCTTACAATAAAGATAGCAACTTGCAACTAGACGGACAATACAGTTTAAGAAACGAAAACAAGCCTCAAAATCCTAACCAGCCAGTAATGGAGGAATATTTAGTAAAAGCTGGAGACAGTTTGTCTAAGATAGCAAACCAGTATGGTACTACATGGCAAGAATTAGCAAACATTAATCCAAACATTTCTAACCCTAATCTTATATACACTGGTAATAAAATTAATATCCCAAAGACAACTCC